GTACTCACAGGTAGCATCACACAAGGTAACGCAGAGTATCTTGAACAGTATGGTGTACATTTACAAACTGCTAAGAATGTTATTGCTAAGTATATTGCAACATGCGATAAGATATTAGAAGAAGGTAAAGTCCCAAACATCAATCATCTATATGAGTTCTTAGATAATTGTGTTGAGATATTTGGTGAGGAGTACAAGAACGTGATGAAACATATAGGCTTAGACAATTTGGTTCGTCAAGAATTTTTATACAGGAGTACAAAATAATGGCAGTTATAAGATACACTTTAGACAGTGGCTCTGTACCTAGTTATATTTCTGATGGTGGACATTTCTATAACCCTGCTGACAATACTATAATCGGCATTGGCAGTGGTGGTGGCACAACGATAGCTAGTAAGGCAGATTTAAACACTTATGTGTTGTCTATTCATGCTAGTTATCCCATCAAAAAATCAGATACTTTGTCTAATATTTCAGATATGACAAATGCAGAAGTTACAACATTGGTAAACAACTGGTGTACAGCCAGAGGAATAAGCTAACTATAGGAGGCAGACATGAATTTTATAAAGAAGTTACTAACTAAGACATACTATCCTGAAGGTACTTGCTTCCAGATTCATTCTCAGAAAGAGAAAGATGATATGGCTTTTTTAGAATCACATAAGGATCAAATGCCTTATATCAAGAAGATGATTGCTCAGATCGAAAAGAATATGAAGGATGGCAAGATATCTAGGAAAGAACAAAATGTAGAGTTGCAGTCTTACTGGGCATTTAGGAAATCATTTTAATATAAATTAAGGTAGTATGACAATGAAGAAGTTTCAGCCTAATGCACTAGATAAACGTAACAAGATGGTCAAGGTAAAGAAGCCTTCTTTCTTTAAGAAGTTATTATCTGGTATTGTTTCTGTTATTACCTATCCATTTAAGATGGTATGGAGAGGAATAGTATCAGGTGCTAAAGCCCTGTATAAGTCTCCAGTAACCACGTACAGGGGTATTGTTAGGTTCAGAGACTCTTTCATAGCAAAGGTGCAGTATCTTGAGTCAGAATCAGCTAAGTGGAAAACTGCTTTTAAGATAGTTAAGATGCCATACACGTTATTACTTTCGTTAGGATTCAGTCCAAATATGGCTGTAGGTCTCTTAGTAGCAGGTTCTGCTGCTGGTGGTGGTGTTGTAGTTAATGAGATAACGGCTGAGAAGTCATTTGCTCGAGGTGATAGTGGAGTTTACGCAGCATCTGTTGTTGGTGAAAATGCTCCATTAGATGTACCAACAGAATATGTTGAGGGTTCAAACACACTTAGGATTGACTTAGGTAGTACACCTGTTCGAGAAATTACCATAAAGAATGTGTCCGTAGGTACTGTTTTCACTGGTTCTGCATTACCATCAGGGGAACAAAATGTAGTACAAGTAAGTGGGAACACTGTTACTGGTGGAACAAACACTCGATTAGAAATAGGACATTTAATATTTGAAAACTCTCGTTGTAAGAAATTAGAACTTACTGATATACAGGCTCATACCATCATAGTCAGGGGAAATGCTAGTGACGGACAATCTATAGCACCTTCACCAGGTAGTTCTCGTATGAGGGCTATAGGTGGTGGACATCAACAAGCTGACGCAATGGAAACTAACGGAGGCACGTATGATAGAATCTGGATTCAAGCACCTGCAAGTGGAGTTAATGGTAAGATAGGTACTCTAAGGCTTAGTAACTTGTACACTAAGGGTGGAAATTGTGTCCTCTCAAAGATGAATGTAGGCACAATGGAGATTCTACTTAATGAAATAGGAATGGGTGATGGATTCAGTACAAAAGAGTTTACTATTGCCACAACAGTTACTGGTGCAAATATAACTATAGAGGATAACGTGGAAGTAACTATAGCTGAACCTGCTACTAATTAGTAAAATTTAAAATCGGCGTGAACAAGAGTTAATTAATGTATGAATATAAAGTTAAAATAACCAGAGTAGTTGATGGAGATACTGTTGATGCAGAGTTGCAACTTGGTTTCAATATCATTTACAAAGAACGTATTCGTTTAATGGGGATAGATACTCCAGAATCTAGGACTAGGAATAAGGTTGAGAAGAAACTAGGGCTTAAATCGAAAGCTAGGCTCAAGGAACTGATATCAGAACACAAGGGAAACATAATCCTAAGAACATCTAAAGAGGGTAAGGGAAAGTTTGGTAGAATACTTGGCTCTCTGGTTGTCGCAGACAATGGGGTTGAAGTTAACCTTAATGATATACTGATTGCTGAAGGTCATGCTAGAAGTTATTTTGGTGGCAAAAAGAATAAGCTTGGTGAATGGACTAAGCAAGATACTGTTACTAAGATATGGTCTAGGTGGACTTCAGATGGTTATATAATTATAGAAGATCAATAGGAAGGCAGAACTATGAATATGGGAAAGTTCAGACCACAGATACTTGTAGCAATACTTTGTGCAACTATACTTAGCATTTTTGGGTTATGGGTAGGATTACAGATGGAAGCCACAGAGGTTCTGACAGCAATTATTGGATCTGCGTTTGGGTTTATGTCAGGAGTCTCACTAAAGGTACTAGAAAACGAGTAGTTTAACTAGCTATTCGTGGAAAGTACAGGCACGTAGAGGGGTCTAGAATAAGATTTAGGTATCTTAGTGTTGCCTGAGATTTTTAATGCCCTCTAGTTTATGGCTATTTATCCCAAGGGATAGATTTTGTCAGGGCTTTTAGTTCTAATAAATTTTTTATTCTGGAGATCGAGACTACCAATAACAGAAAAGTTATCAATGCAATAATTGTACGTTTCATTTGTCTGCCTTATCTATTTGAATAATTGTTTGGTTCTCTTTCACTTCATCTCCCCACTCATACTTCAAAGTATAGGATACATGTTTAGCTGAATCATCTAACAGGATTCCCACGTTTACTAATCCATCTAAACTACCCTTCATGGCAGAGAACAGGTTGTCTATGTCTCTGTTTCTTTTATCTGATGCTCTCCATGTGATAGTTATGTGTGCTTTGTGGAGTGGCTCTGGTGGTCTGTTAGTGTTAGCCAACACGTACCCTATAATTTGTTCTTGCTGTTCCCTACGCACCTTTGATCTAACATAGTAATGAGAATTACTATTTGGGTTAGCCTCTTTAGGTGGTAGGTTAGGCAAGACTATCTTCATCTATCTGCACCCATCACATTTAACAGGAGAATTTATAGGACAACTCCCATCTTCAAATATACAATCGTCATAGTGGTACAGATTCCTGAGAACCTTTTGGTACTCTATCCATTGAGACAGGTATCCTGTAAATGCTCTTTCTAGCTTTGTGTTTACAACAGGGCTGTCTAGTTTATCCCACAGCTTTCTATCTACTGCAACAAACCAATCAACTCCCTTGCGTAGTTTTTCCTTTAGTTCGTCAATCATGGGCTTGTGTTCCTCGTGTATCTGCTCTTTGGCTTTTGCTTTTATGTAATCAATAACCTCGTCTTTATGCTCTATCAAAGTAGTAGCAACCATTTCCTGTTCATCAGTATTCTCACCATTACCTGAGATATCAATTTCGCTACCAATAACAACAACACTCATGCCCAATTCATCTACTCTTTCTATTAAATTCTTTATGAGTTTCGACTGCTCCATTTTGGTTTTTCCTTTACTAAGCTAACTTCGTCACCACCAGATAAGTTCAATCTGGTAGACTGTGTTATTGCCTGTTCCAGTACAGACTTCTGTAAGTTGGGCAGTTCTTTTATTATTTTAACCTGTTCAATTATATCATCTAGGTAGTGAGTTTCATTGTCACTAGACTTTAATAACTCATAACTTAGCTCTGCCAAACCCATATCTTTCAAGAGATAATTGTCTGAATCTCCAAGTTGTAATCTCTCAAATATTACTTTATCTAATAAAGTATTCACACCTTCTCCATCTTCATCAGGTATTTTTCTTTCTTTGAAAGCCACCTTGTAACCTCTTGCACCTTGCATCTTAGTATCGTTGGCTTTCCTGTGATACCACGCAACGTCAACAGACTCAGAGTCTAACTCACTTGTCTTTCTTAATTCGTAAACCTGTCTGGCTCTTGCGTACTTGAAGCTAGACCCATGTATCTCATGCCTACCAGTTGTCTCACCACTTTTATTTGCATGGTCTATGCACAAACTAGTCACATCTAACTGCCTTAAAGCCCAAAAGAAATTCTCTACTACTTCTTGTGAATTGCTGTCTCCCTGTAATGCAGGGCTTACAGAATCTACAATCACGAAAGTTATCCCATGCTCGTATACAAGTTTGCTTATGCTCTCCACGTTGTTAGCTAGGCTACCAACCATTTTTTTGTAAACTATCCCTGAAGTAGTTGGGTCGTTAATATTCATTCCTCTTTGAACTGCCAGTAATCTTTGCTTGAACACATCTGATTCTTCTTCCCAGTCCAAGTATAATGCCTTACCCTTTTTAGCTGATAAGCCCATACTATCCCAACCTTTGTCTACTAGAACACACAAGAGTAATGCAAAATAACTTTTGATACTTCCACCTCTTGCCCATATCAAATTAGCTACTCCCTCTATCAATAGAGGTTTGACAAGGTATGATCTGGGTTTGCTTTCAGATAGGTTGGACATTACCTCAGCAGTAAATCCTTCTCTGTGCTTATCTACTATTAGCTTGAAAGTCTGGTCTACTATAGTACCCCAATTATATCTATCAGGATCTTCCTGTGTTCGTGCGTCTAAATCTTCTAGTAATTTTGATTTAGAATGAGCAGAAAATAATTTAACATGCTCTCTTATTTGTTTGGACTTTAATCCTGTGTCATAAGACATCTTCCAGTTAATTTCTAGTTCGCAAGATTCTGTGTCTTGCCTTATTCTACTGGCAATAAAGTACAAATCTAACTTAGGGTACTTAACCTCTATTATTGTGCCTGTTCTTTCTACAACAGCATCATCTACTTCCATTTGTTCTTGCTCCTTTCTTGTTTTTGTTTAGCTTTATGGATAAGTTCATACAAGACACTGGAGTTCTTGATTCCCTGTATGTCTGTGTCCTGTATGAAATCGTATATCATATCCATAAATTGCAGTAAGTCTAAGTGGTATGAAAAAATCTGATGGGAAAACCCATCTATTTTTTTTACTACTTCCTCTTTGTTTTTTTCACAGTTGCCACAACAAGTCATGTGATCTCCTTTCAACTGTTATCTATTTCTCCATATCTTCTTCTGCCTGATCTAACAGGTCTTGGGTTTCTTCATCTGTTTCTTGGTCAGGGTGTTGGTGGTTTTTTATGTAAGGTGGTGTTTGACCCAATAAAATTGAATCAAGTATGCTGTTAGCATATCTGGATAAGAGTTCGATCTTACAATCAACGCATGGGATATTTCTTTCAGCATCACTAAGTATAGATGCACCATATCCTGTTGAAGATTGTCTCATTATAAACATTTGCTGTTCATTAATTCTGTTCTTCATTTTATCTAACTCGTCAATTTCTTGTGGTTCTTCTTCCACCTCAGAGGTACTGTGTAACGCAGACATAGTTTCCTGTTCAGCTACAGTTTCAACTGGTGGTCTACTTTCCTGTACTGGTGGTCTACTTTCCTGTACTGCCTTGCCTTCTTGATCAAAATAAGGCAACATTATTTTCCACCTATAAGTCCATGATTCTTCATTCTCTGCCAACCATTCGTCTTTCTCAACCTGACTCATCTTGTCAAATTTTTCAGCTTGTTTTGGGATCATGTCACCTCTGCCCATGTACAATGTGAGAGGCTTGGGGGAAAACTCTTTTTTTGGTAGTTCCTTTTTTCTGACAGCCTCACTTCTGTTGTGCGTCTCAATATCAATAACATCATCATAGTATTCTTGGAATACATCAGGGCATTCACTTGCAAGGGGATAATTGTATCCATTATTACCTTTCCCCAATGTTACTGCGTAAGTCGACCACTTAAAAGGGAATCCATTTTGTTTTGTCAGTGACAAATTACCCTGAAGTTCTACGTCTATTTTCCATTGCTTTGCTCCCTGATTATTAAATACTTCCTCTATTGCAATCATACTTGCGTGTACTATTTCTCTATGACCTTCAGGTATCATTTTACTTTTGTTCCTTTCTCCTGTTTGTTTATCCATTCAACAGGTATAAATATTTTGTTATTTTTTGCTAACTGAAATGATGGTATCAATCCATCTTTAACTCTTTTCCAAAGAAAATGTCTAGTTGTTCCCCATCTTGTAGCCAACTCAGTCAATGGCATGTACTCTTGTTTCAAGATTTCATCTCCCTGTAATCTATTGTTATCTAGTAACATAATTAACTCTCTCTTTAGAGAGAGAGAGTTAATAGGTTACTGTTATCTTGTATACTATAGTTAACTGTCTACTAAAGTTAACTGTTACTTACTCTACTCTTTTTTTGTTAGGCTCTGGTGAATAAAGACAGGAGTAATTAAACACCAAAGCCCATGGAATCAATCAGTTCGTAGCAGAAAGGAGTATGCTACTAAACTACAATCATATAAAATTATACACATGTACTCACTTGTTGTCAAATGTATTTATATGTTCCAGTCTTTAATATCTGGATATTTTTCTTTCAATGTATCCATTAGTGATATTGGCTCATCTGGTGTGTCTCTGTGCCATTCGCTAATTGCACTAAGTATGGTTCTCATCTCCTTAACTATCTCTTTTTTCCTGTTTTCCATGGCACGACTTTTGTTACCCATTTCTTTCCACTTAAGCACAGGTATAGCTATGTATAGTGCTGTCCTTATAACTTCCTTTGCTCTGTCTGTGGTGAGAAAACAGTTGAGTGCAACCTCTCTGTCCTTCTCGTTTTTAAATTGTTTATTTTTCATTGTTTTATTCTCCAATAGCTTTCATCAAATAATTTGTAAATTGCTGTTAGTAATTCTCTACGCATAACTAGTTTGTCTCTGTGCGATATGTGTTCATTACCTTCTGATTCTGCCCTCGCTATCATGTAGTCAATGGCAGATAATAATGTATCGTTATCAGACGACACTACTAACTTCTTAACATGTCTGTATAAAAACTTTAGTGACTCTTTATTGTCATCACTTAACATGTCAGGTTTTTCGTATGTCATAATCACTCCTGTTACCATGTGCCTGTACTCCCTTCACGATCTTGTGAACACAGTTTACATAGATCAGGACAGTATACATTATGCTCGTACTTAATCTGTAAAGATATATCGTGGTCATTAGTCATTGTTTTCTCCTATATAAAAGTAATTTGTTGTCCTATTTCTTTATCGTTTTTATATTTTTGTGTTTCTCCCTTTGGGTATGGCTGAACCTTATAGTTCAGAGATTTGTGTAATTGTTTCTTATGTGTTCGAGAACCTACGAAGTATATGTATCTATGTTTCTGTGGTCTATCGACCTGTGCAAACTTATCAGGATTATCTGTCCTTTCCTTGTGGGTATATTGACCCACGATTGTACGACTATGGGTGTCAGCACCCACCTCTCTCCACTCTGTACGTTTAGCTGATAGCCCTGTATACATGAAGTTAGTTGCCTGATATATATATCCAACATGATTCATGCTAGTATCAGCATACGATACAACTATAGATGGCTTGGGTAACATACGTAGTGTTTGTGCTACGAAATAAGATGCCAAGTTTTCAGAATGATCCTCGACTAGTACAAGCCTGTTCAGTTCCAACACTATATCTTTATACTCCTCTCCACATACACCTGTTGTGAGTGGGGGTGAAGGGGGTATACCATATGTACACACCCCTTGCATAACTCCATTCTCAAAGACTCCATATGTATGTACTAAGGTTGGTATTCTTTGAGCATAATGTTTATTAAGTAGCCAATCGTGAGTAGCTTTTCTTGGTATAGATATAACTGATCTCTCTACCTTAAAACTCAACTACATTACCTTCACTATCTCTGATAATAATGTTGCCATCTTCATCTTTCTCAGGGTTCTCAAACTGCCTACCATCTATTGATCTTACACCTCTTGGCTCTGTTGGATTCTTCCTCTGCCATATGTGATACTTTAGATCTGATGGGTGAGGTGGGTTGTATGTATCAAGAAGTTTCATAAACAATTCTTGTTCATTCCAATCATCATTGACGTTCAAGCTATCATCTATCTCAGATAATATCTCTGAGTCTCGTTTCCAATTTTCAATTTGATCTATTGTAATCTCAGGCATTTTTAATCTCCTCGACATCTATAATTTGTACGTCAAATGAATCAGCATCAATACTTTTCCATAAAGTTGATTCAAATGAATTGTAAAGCATATCTTTAACTTGTTTACTTGCATCTTCTTTATCATTTGCCACCACATCATATTCATTAAATATACTTAGTTCTGCTATTACTATAAACTTACTCATTTGTTTTCCTTTCTAGTTTCAAGAATGTATCTACTTCAAGTTCTTTTGCTTTCTCCTCATCATGCCACACCTCTACCCCTAATTTATCTAGCACTTCTGTAAAGCGATCTATTAGGTCATCTACATCTGCACTTACTTGAGTAATGCTAATGTATTCAGGCATTATTACTCTCCTTATCTCTCATGTGTTTCCAATAAACGTCTAATATTTGTGACATGCAATCTTCGTGATACCATGTCTCGCACCAATCATCTGCGTTAATCCACCCATCTTCAACGTTCGCACCTATAACACCTGATGCCTGTCCTTCAATAGCTTTGTTGCAAGAGGCACAGTCTACTTCATTCCAACTCATTCCTTCATCACCTCACGTAGTGTTGTGTTGCTATCCCAATACATGTCACGTTCTATACCTAACCCCCAACTGTCTTTAACTTCAGATAGTTCATCTAGGTTAAAGTAACCTAGTTCACCCTCGAGTCCATCTACATACCCAAAGAATGTACGTGTATCAGGGTCATACTCAGTCGCATACCATGTCCAATTTGATCTTGAGTGAAAGAATTTCACCACAACTTTTGCATTGTTTCCTTGTTCGTCTGTGCTATACAGCTTGGGTAATTTTTTTTCTATTTCTTTTGTTAATAACTTCATAAGTTATTCTCCTTTTAAATGCTTTTCAGATAAATTTTTGTTTCCTATTTCTAGTAAATTAAGAGAATCGTAATACTCTTTGGGTGTTTCGTACCTAGTTTTGTATTCTTTCCCATTTGGTTTTCTAATAATCAATGGGTATGATCTGTTCTTTGGTTCGTAGCCCACTACAATAGTGCCAGTCTCCTCACTAGCATTGCTAGTTCCCCTGTTCGATACGTATGTATCGCCCACTTTGTAGTCTGTGTACATTTCGAGGTCTCTTTCGCTACGAGTTTGTGTACCCTCGATTGTGCCTTCAAGCTTTATCTTCACACTTGATGCGTCAAAGCCTATGCCACCATCTATTACAAGTTTGATCCCAACTTCCTTGCCAAATTTATTTAGCACTTCAGTAAGTTGACCTCTAAGGTCACCCAAGTTTTTCCTATTAAATTCTGTATACATTTCTTTACTCATTATCGCTATCCTTCGTGACATACATACACTCTGTTGGGTCGTGACCCTCTTGCGAGTGTATGTCCTGATCCACTCTAGTAAGTTGAACTTCTATTTTTCTTAGCTTTGCTAAGTCCACATAGTCTTGGTGGTACTTGATTAGATGATCTAAAAACAATCCAGATGGTTCTGGTTTTTTCTCGTCTAGTTCTCTTGCCATAGCATTCAAACCTACTGTAAATGCTGTACTCAGGTCGCACAATTGTTCTTTGAATTTCTCTGTGTTGGTACACATATGATTCTCCTTTCGATACGTGTGTTGTTTAATTGTTGAGCAGTTTTGTCTGTCATACTCAGGACAGTAAACCCACGTGCTTTGAGGGTTTTGTGGCGATTCAACCACATATATATTATATAGAACCTGTCAACGTTTGTCAATCTTTGTTACCATTTGTTTACAAACTGTTATTACTTTTTCCAAAGCTGAAATTTCTTACCCTTTTTGTTTTTCTTTTTCTTGTTTGATTTATATGTATTAGCTTGAACTAATGTTTTATATCCAGAACAAGTATCACAAAGTACCAGATCATTTAATGTATCGCATTCATCATTCCAGAAAAACATTTCATCACATGAGTCACACCTAATGTAGTCACCTATGTCACGTGGGTAACTTGTGTAGTGTACTTTGGATTTGTCACCATCATAGATGTTGCCATCATAATCAACAAAGCTATTCCATTGGCTATCTGAGTAGCTACCATCATCATGCACACTTGTACCTATGCTTGTACCTGTACTTGTACATAGACTTTGTGCCTGATAGTTTTGATATGAGTCATTGCTATGCAACCAACCATTATCTTCAACAAATTCACCTATCAGATACGTTTTTCTAACAGTCATTATAGCTAGGCAATTTAAAGAACCTATGCTATGTTCGATTAGATTGCGTATGTTGTCCCTATGTATATCCTTACCTAGCTTACCTAAGTATAGGCGTATGTATTGCATAGTATCTGAGTACGTTTTGTGCGTTGGCATATCACCAATGATACCATTATGAGATACAGCAACATTTGTTGTAGTTCTTAACCTTGTTAAGTCTGATTTATTGCTAGTCATAGGGAATGGGTGACATGTTGAAGGTGCAACTTTCCCATGTGTAGCTATCCTAAAATGGAACATTATTTCAGTTTCATCAAGGTTTATATTCTCTTTTTCCAATGCTGTTTGCATATCGTTATTATCAAAATAACCTTTACGTATGTGGACTTTATTGTCCTTTACGTATGCAAAACCTGAGCCATCTGGATTGTTTTTCTCGCAAGTATCCAAAATGCTCCAGTCCATTGGTGTCCCAACCTGTTTAATTGTAATTATGCACATATAGGCATATCCTTTCGTTTAATTTGTTTCTGACGTTACGTGTTTCATGCTATCGCAATCATCAGTGGGTACACATATACCCAGACACGTTTCACGTGCGTGTACGTGGATTGTACGCACACACAAGCTATAAATTATTTTGAATGTTGGTCAACGAACTCCTCATGATTTAACTCAATTGCTAACTCGATAATATCGTCCCATTCTGAACAAGCTATTTCTTCAATATCAAACTTCTTAACAAATTCAATCATTGTGTCTATAGCTTGTAACCTTGCTTTAAAGGTGTCAAACTCTAACGTAGAGCGTAGGAAACGAAATTCTATAGTAGGTTGGTCTACTGTACTAAAATTGATGGCTCTGCTTCGTCTCATAATTCCATCATCTTTTTTATAGAGTAAAAATTCTTCTACTTGTGCTTTATTTTGGCATTGTTGCAATTCTTTAGAATCGTCACCATGTAGGAACATATCAGCATATGCTCGATTAATCCCACCTGATACGTTTTCCCAATTCTTAGAATGTTTATCAAGTAGAGTAATGAATTTATTCTCAATATCATCTTGAAACTCTTGAGAGCTACCATCAGGAATAATGTTATTTCTGGATATGTGAACATGCATCCCTGATTCAAGATTTGTGTAATGGTTATCAGCTTTCAAGGATTCAAATAATTTGTCCCAACCAAAGTTATCTAAATGAAATCTCAAACTTGCAACATGTGATACGAATTCCAGACCTGAAATACTACCATCTTCTTTGATGTATAAATGATCTTCAACAGAGCCATCATTTATGAAATTATACATAGTTGATTCAGTTTCAAACAATGTCCCATCTTCAGCTTGAGTTTCTATCTCTATACCAAACCTATTTAGATTATTATCTTTCATAGGTTCACCTAATCTGTCAAAAGTTTCCTTTGATGTGAAATGAAATATTGGTTTGGGTTTGTGCATGTATTCATGTATCATATGACTAAATTCATTCATCATGTCATTAGAAGCATTTTCACAAAAGTCTATATGTCTATCAAAACAATAGTCACCACATGCCCATATATCGCAACATGAAAGATACCAATCAGATTCGCAAGTTTCACAAACATATTCATCACAACATTGTGATAAATAGACACTGGTATCTGTACCCACGTATTCACAATTCCAACATTGATTATAATTATCAAAACAGCTTTCACACACTATGCTTTCATTAGAATCTACAAGCCTACAATCATCTGTATAGGCTAAACCTTCGCAATCTTCACAAATTAAGGTATATTCATCAACACATGATTCACATATGTTGTCACCTTCTAATTCAAACATGTCACCTGATAGTGTTTCAGTGGTACAGCTATCACATGAGATATAACTTGACGTTACCATTTTTAGCTCCTTTACAACTAAACTTGATTGATTCGAGCCAATCCAATCGAAAGACTCAGGAAAAACCTTATCACGAAATCTATATTTCTGTCAATGTTTGTACCTGTTTGTTGTCCAGACCTGAAGCAAAAAAGAGTCTTGAAGTCTGGTTTTGTTGTCTGGTTTTCTGGTGTTTTGTGTACTGGTAGCGTGTAAGTTATCAAATACGCCTGATTACATAGCTTAAAAAGGTAGTTAGATACCTTAAAAAGCAATCTGATTACTTGTATACTTGCCTATCTGA